TTATTTGTATACACTCTCAACTCATTCATCTCACTCTTAACACAGGTCGGCTGCGCTCCCTCCAATACACGATACATTAAATCCGTCATCACACTCACATACATCCCTATTATATTACTTATCGAATTAATAAGTATTTTAATGACTTTGATACACAGCAAATTTATCAACTCTAATTTAAAGTTAATCACTATTATAATTTAAGATGAACTTTCAAGAACAACTTAAATTACTTGAACAAGAAACTAGTATTTCAAATTATTTCCAACATAGAAACTTAATAGATTTTATCAAAACTTATATTCAAGTAGATTCACTCGTTAATACGTCAAAAGACCTAGAACCAAATCACATTCATCAACAACTATCTCATATTCAACAAAATCTCTCACATATTAATAATCATCTTAATAATGGCCTTAAACAACAACTCCAAGAATGTTTAAATAATATTACTAATAATGACCTTAAAACTATTATAACTGAATTACACAACAATAAAGAAGAAAATCTTAAAAATACACTTGATAATTTTAAAGATAAACTTCTTAATATTAATACCCAAAATCTTAATGAATTCGACAGAAAAAGTTTAGGACTTGTACAAAATATTCAAAGCACATTTAATACTTCACTTGATTCTCATAATATTTCACATAAAATTAACTCAATTGATAATACACTTAATTTACTTCATAACACCTTCACTAGTAATAGCTCCAAAAAAGGTGAATTTGCTGAAAATATTCTTTTTAATAACTTAATTAAAGCATTTCCATCAAGTGATATCACAAATACTAGTCAAACACCTAACTGTGGAGATATTATGATTAAAAAGGAAGGTAAACCAGATATCCTTATTGATTCAAAAAATTTCCAAAATAACGTTCCAAAAATTGACCTTGAAAAATTTTATCGTGACTGTGAACTTAATAACTGTTCGGGTATTTTATGTAACGTAAATAACGGCATTGCTAATAAAGACCACTTCCAAGTAGATATTCAAGATTCTAGAATTTATGTCTACATTGCAAATCACGAATTTGATAACACTCTTTTCCAATTAGCTGTTAAAATTATTTATAATATTCATGATATAATCAGAAATAACAAAACAAATATTATCGAACTCGATAAAGAACTCTTTGAAAGAATCAAAATCGAATTTAATTTCTATAATCAAAGTTTCAGACAACATTTAAGTGTCATTAAACAAAATATTACTTCTTTAGAACAACTTACTATGAATCAACTTGAACAATTCTTTAAACGTAGTAACTTTAATGACCTTAAACCATTTAGCTGTTCTAGTTGTGGTGCTGGTTATGGTAGTGCTAAAACTCTTAAAAAACATATGGCTGATAAACACGGAATTAAAGTAACTTCTAAAAAAGGTAAAAAACCTAAAACTGATGAACCAGAAAATGATGAAGATGATGAACAAGATGATAATCAAACTCAATCTAATATCCGAACATTCTAAATGCAAAAAAGGGCCCGAAGGCCCTAATTTTTTTTTTGTTTTATTTGTTACTAATTAAATCTCAAGACTACAATCGATAACTGACCAAAAATCATTTTGATAAGATGGTTCTTGGATTTTTTCTGAATTTTCAGGCTTTGCTTCGATAATATCCATTTCAATATCGTTAATAGGAAATGGATAACCCATAAATACATCAGAAATAATAGGATTAGGAGAACTTGGAGGCGGGGGAGGATAATACACCATTTGAGGTGCTTCGAACAACTTCTTCATTGAAGCAATTCTCTTCAACTTTCGACTATAACGAAATTCACGACGTTCTTTCTCATTGTTAAAGTTGTAAACTAAACTGTTATTTTGATACACGATAGTACGACTTTTACACGCCTTGCATTTACGTTCAACCCAAGAGATAACTAATTCCTTACGCAAAATATCAGTCTTTCCACAGTGACAGGATGCACGGAACATTTTTAATAGAAAACACAAAAATCCCATTTTTCATTAAAAATTCAATTTTTTATCCAATGTCAAAATTAGCTAAATTTTAACATTTAATTTCTATACCTATATTAATTATGGCTTCTGAACTACATAAAGATATCAGAAAAGTGTATATATCTCAAATTAGCACATCTACTACAGCCCCTACTACATTAACTGTGACAACTGTTTCAACTAATAACTTATTAACAGTTAATTCAACTATAACTAATCTTAATTTATCAACATCAACTATTAGTAATATTAACGCTACTAATATCACGTCATCTAATTTTAATGGAACTAATACAACTATTACTAATAGTATTTTTACTGCCTTAACATCTGGTACAATTAACTTTACCACAGCAGTTGGTTCAACTAGTTTAACTATCCCTAATTTACTCGCTACCACAAGTGTTAGTTCAGCTTCTATTCAAGGAACTAATAGTACTATTACAAATTCAGTTCATACGGCCTTGAGCTCCGGCACTATCAATTTTACTACAGCAGTTGGTTCTACTAGTTTAACCATTCCAAGTTTACTCGCTACCACAAGTGTTAGTTCAGCTTCTATACAAGGTACCAATAGTACTATTACAAATTCAGTTCATACTGCTTTAAGTTCAGGTACTTTAAATTTTACTACAGCTATAGGTTCAACTGGTTTAACTACTTCAACAATTCTAGCTACAACTAGTATTAGTACTGGACAATTATTTTCTACTAATTTGTCAACTTCGAGTATTAATGCAACTGGTGGAACAATAGGAAGTCTTAATTCACAAAATATTGTTGCCACAAATCAAACCTTAACAACTCTTAATACTACAACAGGTATTACAACACCAAGTTTATTAAGCACAAATATATCTTCTACTAATTTATCCACTAGTACTATAAATGCAACTGGAGGAACTATCGGTACCTTCAATGTTACCGGTACATCAACTTTACAAAACGTAACGGCTACTAATCAAACTCTAGCTACTTTAAATGCAACTACTGGTATTACAACAGCAACATTTTTAGCAACTACAAGCATAAGCACTGGTCAATTCACAGCTAATAACATTTCTTCTGGTACAATTAATACCGCAACTGGTATTACTACGTCAACTCTCTTAGCAACTAGTAATATCAGTACTGGACAATTAGCGTCTGCTAATATTTCAACAACAAACTTATATGTTACCACACTAATTACTGGTTCAAATCTTGGCGTAAATAATTTAACAGCTGGAACTCTTCGTTCTACTTCCACTCGAGGTGTTTTAATTGGTTCTAGTACAGATATTGATACCGGCCGTCTTATATCAGCTCACAATAATACCTTAGGTAGTGGTGGACAAACTTATATAACACTTGGTGTAGGTGCTTCTACTAATAATCAATCTGAATTTAGCTTTGCTTATTTTACATCTGGCTCTACACTTAATAGAACAAGTATTGGTTTATTTGGTTCACCAAATACATTATCTATTCTAGGAACAGGAAACGTTGGTATTGGTAATACGAATCCATCTTATAAATTGGATGTTACTGGAGATATGAGAGCTACTGGCAATATTTATTTAGGTGGAGGAAATATTTATCCAAATACTAATATTACAACATCTTCTAATCTATCTGTTAATGTTTACGGTGGTACATTAACTATTAATGGCCCCACTAATTTAGCAGGATATGGTATCAATGCAGCTGGTACATCTACTATAGGTAATTTAGTATCTATTAGTAACGGAAATGTAGGTATTGGAGTAGCAGCTCCTAATTCTATACTTCAAGTTGGAGCCTCTGTTGATACTATTTATGCCAATAATGCACTAGCATCTAATAGAATTAATATTTTTGGCCCTGCAAGAGCTAGTCCTACATATGCCGGTACAAGTGATATGAATGGTACCCTATTTATTAACTCTACTTCGACTTATGGAAGAAATGTTGGAGCATCAATTGCTTTAGGAGGTAGAGGATATAATTTTGGTGGAGGGAATGCCCATATGACATTTGCGAGAATTAATGGTGTACAAGCTACAAATACAGATACATATGATGGAAATTTCGTAATTGAAACACAATCTGCTGGTGCGATGTATGAACGTTTACGTATTACACAAGATGGTAATATAGGCATAGGAACAACTGCACCAACATTTTTACTTGATGTTAATGGCACTGTAGATGCTATTACGTATACTGGAGGTAGTGTTAATATTTCTGGAAGTGTTGTTGCTGGTGGTAATATTGCAGCAGTTGGTAATCTTACAAATGGTGGGTTTGATTTTATATTGGGTAATAATGACCAAAGTTCACGTGGTAATTCAGGAAGTTCTAGAGCTTTAGTTAAAAATACTGGTAGTATTTTACAAATTAATTTTTCTGGAGACTTTACTGGCGGTACAGAAGTCCAAGGTAACTTCTTTAGAACTACTGGTAATAGTAATACTATAGGAAGTATTATCACAACAGGTGGAAATATAGGTATTAGTAAAACACCTGGTTATAAATTAGATATAAGTGGAAGTAGATTAAATTTACATAATGCCGCAGGAACTAATGGTGGACAAAACTTATTTGAAGGTCTTGCTAATGAAAATCAACGTGCTCAAATAGTTATATCTGGTATGTATAGTGATATGGTCATTGCATCTAGTCAAGCAAACGATAACCATGGTAGCACTCTTACATTTGCATCTTATAATCCTACAAACAAAGCAGATTATAGAAAGTGGGTTATTAATCAAGGTAACTGGGGTTCTAGAGTTCATATGCTTGAATTTGGTTATAACCCAAATAATATACCTAATCCGCACGATGCTATTAATGATACATATACAGTCATGACCTTAGATGGTGTAAATGACCGCGTTGGTATCGGTAGTAGAAGCCCTGGTTATAAGTTACATGTTGTCGGTGATACATACAGTTCAAGTGGATTTGTATGTGATTGGGGAAATACACTCAGAAATCAATATGGTAATATCTTAAATTTCAGATACACTTGGCCAACTGATTATATGGATATAGGTGCACCTGGAAGTACAGGTACTCAACCTATCATTACTCTTAGAACAGCCGAAAAACGAGTAGGTATTGATAATACAAATCCATCTTATAAATTAGATGTCAATGGCGCTGTATATTGTACGGATTGGTTTAGAACAAATGGAGATACAGGATTATATTTTCAATCTCATGGGAGAGGCTTATTCCCAGTGGTAAATGGAGAATATGGTAATGTTGAAACATATGGTGAAGGAAAAAACAATTGGGAAGGATACAGTATTGCCGGAAGATATGTATTTATGAGTTCTGACAATACTAACTGTGGTATTTATAATGATGTAAATAATCACTGGATTACATACTGGGATGGAGCTTACAGAATATGTCATGATGGTGCTCGTGATGTCACCATAGGCGCCGGTGGAGGGTTAATTTATCTTGGAGGAAATAGAAGTGGTGTTTTCTGTAAACTAAATGATGACTTATGGTTTGCTGACCCTCAAAATGGTTCCATTAATATTAGAAATGGTGGTGATAATAATTGGGGTACTTTAGTAGGATACTTTAATAATCAATGTAGTCGAGATTCCAAAAAAAATATAGTTAAATTCGAAGAAGAAGATCTGAATAATTTATATAATGACACATTAACTACAGATATTTACGAATTCCATTATAAAGAAGATAATGAAGACACAGATAAAAAGAAAATAGGGCTCATTCTTGAAGAATCACCTCATTATATGTGCGTCACACCTGACGGTAAAAGTCTTTACAATTTAAGTTATATTACTATGCTACACGGTGCAATTAAAGTCTTAGATAAAAAGGTTAAAGATTTAGAAACTGAAAACACTACATTAAAATCACAAATTCAACAAATCTTTACACATTTAGGCCTTGAATAATTAATCTTAATTTATTAAACTCAGAAATTATAGAGTTTTAATTTCTATGTTTATTATAATATAATGAGTAGTGTATTACCCAAAAATCTTCAAAGTGTCGTAGTCAGTGATATGACTACTGCAACTAGTATCGTAACTCCTCTCATATCCACTTCTAATTTAATTACTAGTCATGCAACTATTCCTACTATTATGATGACAGGTAGTTTACACGCTACACATACTAACAATACTATTGCTAACATTTTTACAACTAATGGTAATGTAGGTATCGGTACTACTGCTCCTAATTCTCGCCTTGAAGTTAATGGAACCATAAAATCTGGTGATATAACTGTTGGAAACATTAATTTTACTGGTAGTTTATATCAAAATGGCCTCGCTTATCTTGGAAGTCAATGGACAACGACTACTGGAAATACTATCACTTATACATCTGGTAATGTAATTATAAATAGCGGATTTAGTTCAACTTTTAACTCAAATACACTCGGGTCACTAGTGAGTACAGGCGGAAATATCGGTATTAATACAACATCTCCTGGAACTCGCCTTGATGTATCCGGAACTGGTCGAATTACAACCAGTTTAACCACAGGAGCTTTATATAGTACCAATCAAACAACCACTAATATAGTAAGCACGAGTTTAAGTACAGGTACATTAAACGCTAGCACCATGTCTACAGCTCTTTTAACTGCATCTACATCCATAACAACCGGTGCTTTATTCAGTACTAATCAAACAACCACTAATATAGTCGGAACTAATTTAACAATGTCATCTATTACTGTAACAAGTGGTGGATTATCAGCAACATTTAACTCAAATACTCTGGGTAATATATTTACTACAGGTGGTAATGTTGGTATTGGAGTAAACCCTGTACAACAATTACATATTAATACGTCTTTAGCTGTAAATAATTTAACATTTTTAGGAAATCCAACTTCAGGCTCAGCACGTCTCAACATACGAGATTCGTCACAACAATTAATAGAATTTCAATACGGTTCAGATACAATAGGTAATATTACATCTTTTGCTGGTATACCAGGAATACGTTTGAATGGAGGTGGGGGTGTAAGTCAATTTGTTCTTAGTAGTACCGGTAATATAGGTCTAGGAACCACCTCCCCATCAGTTAAATTACAAGTTGAAGATGGTTCAGTTATTCTCGGTGATTCTACATACATTTCAACATCAGTACCTTCAACACCTGGGACTTTAACTACAGCTAATGGATATAGACTTTTCTTTGATAATAGTCATAATGGAACTGCTGGAGTTGGCATTCCGGCTAATAAAATTGTTCTTCATAATAATAACTGGACTGCAGGGTTTGGTATAGAGGCCAGCAGTGTTACTTATCATTCAGGTTATTCTCACACTTTCTATGGAAATGCTACAAATACATCTACCTATGGTAATGCATTAATGATGATTCGAGGTGATGGAAATGTCGGTATCTCCACAACTAATCCTGTAACAAATCTTCATATTAATGGTTCTGGATTACAAATGGGTACCTCCACAAACGCCTTTCATTTTTTTAACTCAACTGGCAGTTTATATATGCTTAGTGGTTCATGGAATAACGGAGTCTATGTTGCAGCATTTACATCAACTGGAAATGTTGGTATATCTAATACAGCTCCAGCTTATACAGTTGATATTAATGGTTCTTTAAGAGCGAGCGCTGGTATGTTACTTTCTAGTAGCAATGTTTTCGAATTTGGTCACGGAATTTCAGGTAAAAACAGTGACGCTGGTAAAATTGGATATAATACATGGACAACTGGACTTAATATTGTAGGTGCTGGTAATACTGCAGGTAATCGCCTTGTTTATATTTATGATAATTTACAAGTCGGAACATCTGTAACTATACCCAATATACGTATAACAGGTACTACAAATATTACTGGAAATGCAACTGTTCAAGCAACAACTAATAACTATACATTAACCTCTGGCTCACTAAACGTAACTGGAGATATTGTACTTTCTGGTACTGAACTCATGTTTACAACAAGTGGTATAGGTGCACCAACAATGAATGGTAGAGGCAGTGGTAGTAAAATTGTACTTTATCCACAAACGTCAACAACACAGGGTGACTACGCTCTAGGTGTTGAAGCCGGTAATACATGGTTCCAAGTTCCTACCCTTACTTCTGGTTATAGATTTTATCAAGGTACAAGTGCAAATGTTGTTATCGGAACAAACGGAAATGTCGGTATTGGTACATTGACTCCTACTAACAAACTACATCTGTCTGGAGACGGAGAAATTCTTAAGTTGAATTCTAACTCCAGCAACATGAGCGCTATAGGATTTTATCCAAATAGTTCTGGTTCCACATATTTTCAAATAGGTAACGGTATCACTAATTTTATAAGTCAAGAAAACTTAGTCTTCTTTAATAGTAATTTAAATAATACCCATATGCAACTCACAAAAGCTGGTAATACCATATTTAATAGTAGTGGTAATGTTGGTATCGGGACTTCTCCAAGTTATCCCTTACATGTATCTGGTAAAAGTTATTCATCAGATAATTTCTTGTTACCTCTCGGTAAAGGTATTAGTTTACATGCAGCTACTAGTACAGATAATGGTTCATATGCATTACACGCAGTTAATAGTAGCCCTTTTGCTATAAGATTATCCGGGTCAAGTGATGGAGCAGTACAAAGACCGTTTGAAATCGGATATTATACATCAGATAATGTGAGTAATGCATGGAATTCTAGATTTTATTTTAATACTTATTCTGGTAATGTCGGTATTGGAACAACGTCGCCACAAACTAAATTACATATTGTAGGGAATGGTGGCGGTAGTAATATTTTTGAAGGTACTGACCACGTATACCTCCAACTTTACCCCTACGGTTATAGTGCTGGTAGAAAAGCATGGATTGGATTTGGGGCTGCAAATGATAAAAATTTAACACTCTACAACGAAGCAACATCTGGAGCAGTAATACTAAATAATGCAGCTGGTGGTTCTATTAGATTTGTTAATGACAGTACAACTGCTATGACTATTACAGGTGGTAATGTTGGTATAGGAACCACTGCGCCAGCTTATCTCCTTGATGTTAATGGTACAATTGATGCATTAACTGTTACAGCAGGTAATTTAAGTAATGGAACAGCAACTATTGGAACACTTTTAAATACAACTCTAGTAAATTATGGT